CTCAATAATTTTATTGAGTTGCACTCTCTTCTCAAAATGAGACATATTTTATTTCCTCTCTAGATCTCCGTTTGAATAACTTGAAGTATAGTAATCTCTTGTGAAAGATACCCCAGAAATGTCTTCGCCAGAAGCGATAACATCTTTAATCATATTTATCTCGCTATTTGAAATGCTAAAAGAAAGATATAAATCTTTTAGACCAACAACATCATTAGATTCTGGGTACGCTTGAATCTCAATAATATTGTTTGGTCTATCAGTTTCCACGATATTTAAGGTATTGAGAATAACTTCTCCTTTCATATAATCAACAATGCCCGCATCTCTTGCAACAATAACTTTTTCGCCGTTAGAGTTGACTTTGACTACTGAAATAACTCCTTTCATCAAGTCTGCGTTTGGAACGTCTGTTAAATATACAACTGAACTTTCGCCAGAGAGTTTAAATCCAGTAGATTTAATATTGAGTCCATTTGGTTTTACATTGAATCTATTACCAAAGCAAATCTCATATTGTGCAAATTGACCAATCAATACCTTCATATCTCTTCTAATTTTAACCTTAGTAATATTAGAAGTAATTGCATTATCAACACGATCAATCAATTGAAGTATCTTACTATACTTAAAACGACCACCAAAGCGGTTCATATCAATATCTTTGGAGTATTTTGTCAAACTATCAATAATATTTGTTCTCAAGTCGTCAGTATTAGATACTTGTGCCGAGTTGTAGTAAACATTTGACTCAAGTTCAACGTAAAGTACCTTAAGATCAATGATCTTTTGGTTAATACCTGCAATTGAGTACTGTTTTAACTTATTGAGTATGTTTTGCTTGTCAAAATCGGAGACATAAGTGCCATTTTTTGGTTTGATACTGATTTGAACAGTTCCAAACTGAGGTGGAGTCAATTCTTCACCACCAACTACTGCAACAGAGTCTGTATTTGGGTAAATTGACTGAATAATCGCCTCATAGTCCCTTGATGTAACCGCTCTATATTGTGCTGAGTAAAGTCTTGGAGCAAAATACTTGATAGAGGACACATTTTCAATTTCACCACCGTTTTGCGCCTTCTGAATGGTGGTTACAGGTACAGATGCAGTAGGAATTACCCGAACATTTGACTGATCTACAAAATTTCCTTGAAAATCAAAGACTGAAGGACCATTTCCACTCTCACCATCGGTAACAATGTACCTAACAGTGATAACTGCGTTATTTTCTACCTCTTTTCCGAAATATCCGTCACCAAACAGCAGTTCATAGTGCTCATCTTGCACTTCTTGCAGTAAGAAGATCTCAGATGTCTTATCAATGTTTAAAATATTGTCAACTTTCTTATATTCTATGCCTAAACCAGTATCATTAATACCTTTTACGAAAACAGTGATCGTAGATGTATCAATATTTGGATTATCAAGGATAAATCTTTGATCAACAGAGGTATTAACTAAGAATTGTCTTGTTAAATATGAACCTTGACAGATTTCAATAGGTTTTTCTACAGTTCCAAATTGCGCTACCCCGTTTATGACAGAACCAGTGATATCTTGTGAGGTAGAGAAGCGGTACGAGGTGTTATCTTGCCTCCCAAGGCACACTAAACCTGCTTCAAGCGTGATAAAATCACTAGTAGTAGTCGTAGGTACACTGAATGTTACGTGTGCCTTAGCGGCGCTTTTGGAGCGAGGTATATAACCAATGTTTCTTGCCAGTGAAACCACGTTTTCGCGAACTGTTGCTCCATCCAGGAAGGATTCATTTACAACTAAGTTCGCATTAAACGCACTAATGTAGGTATTGTACGCAAGAGTATCGATCAGGACCGAAAAATTAGATCCTTCAAAGTCAAAATCTGTGAAATTTGAATTTGCACGGAGATAATCTTTGATCTGAACCTTAATTTGATCGAAATCTAGATTAGTAAACTGTGTGAAAGGCATATCTTATCGTGTTGCCTCTAATATGAATGAAAATGCTTGGGGTGGAAAATCTTGACCTACAATGTCAAAGAATACATTGATATCAAAACTATTATCATCAGGTCTTGGATCGACTTGAACTTGTATATTTTCAACTCTATCCTCATAAAATTGAATTGTATCGGTAATTTGGTCCTGAATAATACGTGCAGTACCGACATCAACGAACTCAAAGAGACTTCTGCGAATGTCAGACCCTAGATCAGAGTTAAAAAATCGTTCTGTCGGTATTGTTTCAACCAAATTACGAACTGAGCGTGTAACAGCACGCTCATTAATCAAGACAGGAAGGTCTTTCGTCACAGGATGTGGATCAAATGATAAACTAATATCCTTGAATGCTCTTGAAACCCTCTTGCTAGGCATTGAAATGATAGATTTTTCTGAATTTATTTATACCTTCTACTCAGAAATCTGACCATAAGTAGATTCTGTACCATTATCATCATGAATTTTTTCATATAGTTCAGTTTGCTTCTTAGAATCATGCTTTTTAGGAGTCATATCATCATTAGCAATCTCACGAAGCATCTTCTGATGCTGATCATTAGCTAGATTGTCGAGAAAATCGTTCATTGTTTCATTTTGGTAGTAGTCGGTAACGAGTCTTGTGGTTCCCCACATCTCTTTCATGTAGTTGGAATTTCTATCGACAGGTGAATTGCCCATTTTATCTCCTAATATAGAAGAACTTTTAGAGGGGTTACTATCCCTTATTGGTATTTATTTTAATATCCTTGTTTAAACACCAGTTTTTTGATTTGCTGCAGCAACTCTCTTATAGCGATCACTTTCAGCAGAACTCCATTTTTTTGCAACAAAGTTCTTACCAACACCAGTTCCTTGAACGCCATTCAGTTTTGAAAGAACTTTTGGTTTTGCTGGTTGGGTTGCTACTGTTTGAGTTTTTGCTGGTTCTGTCTTAGTGGGTTCAGTTGATTTTTTAGTAGAAGCATTAGCAATGCCCGTTACTGCATTAATGCCAGTATTAATTGCAGCATCATAGACCTGGTTTCTAGCAGGTGAAGAATGTCTTGCAATACTTTGAAGAGCAGAAGCACCTCTTGCAATATTTTTACCTGCACCAAGTGCTTGAACAGTTTTGAATGCTGCGCCGCCACCAGGTAAAACACCTAAAGCATTTAATGCAGCACCACCATAATTACCCTTCTTAAGATCTTGTGCTGCTCTGTAGGCAGAATATGCACCTAGTCCCATACTTGCTAATTTTGCCGCACCTAATAAAGCACCACTAATCACAATCTCATGGATATTTTTTCTAGCAGAATTAGATTCTGAAATAAATTGATTATATGTTTTCATTAGATCAATCTGGTTTTAAATATTTATTAAAAAAGAGGGGTCGATGCCCCTCAATGTATTAACCTCTACCTTGTCCGCGATAGACTTTCTTAGCATTATTGCGAGAAGACGCTGCGTACTTCGTGTTTTTTCCGGACCCTTGACGAGTTTTCTTCGGTTTAGATTCAACGAATGTTTCGCCAGAAAGACCAGTTTTAGAGCGTGCCATAATTAACCTTTAGTAATTTTAGTATCAAGTTCCGAGGGGTTCGGAGACCCAGTAGAGTAGAAGTCCTCTGCTAGGTCTGTAAGTTTATCAAAGTATTCATCTTCGGTCAAGCCTTCTGCAAGTACTTGACCCCTATGGAGAATTGTATAAAACTCCTGTGTCATATCAGATCACGCGAGTCTTTTCGTGACCAACTCTGACGCGAGGATCACACCATATCTCAAATCCTGCTTCCTTTGCATCCAGACAGAATGATACATCCTCTCCACACATATCTTGTACTTCACCAGATTCAAAGATCTGCATCTTCGGTGCAAACCAAGGATACTTAATCTCCTCGTGCTCAAAAACACCATTCTTAATCAGCAACCAACCAAATCCTGCATAGTCTACAGTAAATGGTTTCTTACGCTTTACAATCGTCTCCAGTGTTTCGTGATTCATAACACCACCATTGTTTCGGAAGTCATCTTCTTCCATCCAATGTGCAACTGATGTGGTCTGACCGTCTTCAGTACAATACCATCCACTTGCAATATTTTGATCCATCAATACTAACTGATAGAACTTCTCAGTGTTAAACACAATATCACTATCAATCCATAACTGATAATCATACTGTAACTTACCATCCCAGGGTTTCTGATCTGGTCCACGCAATACATTAGCACCAAGACACTTACAACGGGCGAAGTTTACCATTGAACTATAGTCTTGACTAATCTGAATACTTGCTCCAGATTGTACAAGGTCAAAACATAGTTGTACAAAGTTCTTCAGATAGGTGTAAGATACACCACGACCTGGTAAACAGAATACAACGGTCTTTCCCTTGACCATCTCTCTTGCTTTTGCATAGTCCCATTCTGGTTCTGCTTCTTTTTTAACAACAGGTGACTTTGCTTTTACTGTAAATCCTTTTGCCATAATTATGTCAAATTAAAATGTTGAATGCATTCAAGTGTAATTATACTCCATTATGAGGAGCACGTCAATCTTTGAGTTCGGTAATCACTATAGCATCTCCATCGACTTCCATATTGATTTCTGTACCCTCATACCACCCGAATTCGGATACTACCCACTCAGGTATTTGAAGTACATACTCACCAGTTACTGGATCGATCTCTACAGTCGTAAAATTTTCTCCGGGATTTTTTTTCATATCAGACATTTCAATATCCATTCTTGGTTTATATAGAAAAGTGTAGAGTTCTATAAAGAGCTGGCAAAAGCAAGACTTTATAGATTAATGGTACCTTAGCGTTTTATATACGGGGACGCCCCCACGCGCCGACGGGCGGCAACGCCCCGCAACGGGGCACTGCCTACCACGAACCCATAAGACTGTCAACCCTCACCCACGAAGGAATCGTGCTACGTGTTCCCGTTTGCGTAGTGGCACAAGGCGGGTGTATTCTACCCAACGCTTGCCCAGTTCGTGACGCTTGATGAGTCCCTGCTCTGCCATCACCTTAAGCAGCATTGAAAGACCTGTGCGTGCTTCGTTAGGCATCCCCAAAGCGGCGTTAATGTCCGTGGGGCGCATACCGTCCTGTGCCTTGCATCCTGTGCCGTTGTCCATCGGCAACACCGACAGGATCGCCCACTGATACGTGGCACCGAAGGAAGAGCGGGTGGTGAGAGAGTTGAACATGGTTGGTTTGTTTGCTTGTGTTTATTGTACAGGGTCAGAAGGGAGAACTGCTGCCTCCCTTGTGCCAGTTCATGAACCGAACATCGCTTCCGCTAATTCCTCCCATGTATGGTACTGGGTAGGGTTGCCGGGTTCGGGGTTTGCCTTGGGAGCATCAGACAACATGCACGCCCAAGCGTTGACGTGGTATGTGTAAGGTTGAAACGTATTGTCATCCTCGCAATAGGCAAGACCCTGACGGGGGATCAGATCGCCGTGGTGTGAAGCGTAGTTTAGATGATCCATTGTGTGGGGTTCCAACTGAGTTAATTCTACAGGGTGAAGGGACCGAATGGCGATCCCTTTACAATTGTTTTAGAAAGCGACTAACTGATCGATCTCCCACTGATCAACCTCTTCGGCAGGCATGGAGCACCACTGATTGACGTGCTTTGTCGTGGTGGCGCTGTACTTGGTGCTAGAGCGGATCCATCCCTTACCGGGTCCTGTACCGGGCACCAGAGCGGCGACAGGTGTCTTGTATGAAAAGAAAACCGAAGTGCCATCTGCCAGGTCAACTTGAGTTTTGTTTGCGCCGAGTGATTGAACTTGCATGGTTGGTTGTTTCAACTGAGATAAGAATAGGGCATCCGGTGCCCTGTGCCTATTTCATGTGCCACCTGTCAAACTGGCACACCATATTTTTTTACCCTCCCGCCGACGTGCTAGGATGAAGGTAGACCCTCCGGTTGGGAGGGTAAGTATTAATTAAAGGGGATGATTAGTCCCCTTAAGTGTTATCAGAAGTTGGTGCAGAAAATATATCCGTCCTGCTCAATGTAGTCGTGGCGGAGATTATCCCATGTGTCTTCCCAATCAACAGAAACAAAGGAAGGAATGTCGAGTGAGTAACAATCAGAAACTAATTGTTCAGCAAACTCAGCGCCTGACATTTCGCCCTGATAAGAGTCAGAAATGTCTGAGATACAATCCTCTCCAAAGTATTCAATAAAGGCACGAATTGCATCAGCAGGATAATCCTCTAATGCTTCATTGATTGCCTCTTGATTATCATCATTCTCTGC